GGGACCGCTACGCTCCATATCTACAATAACCCTACACATTTCATTCATTAGATTAAGAGCTTTTTGCATACAGTTCTTCCTTTTGTTTCTTATATAATAACTCTGTAATTTCTACATCTTTACGACCATATTCTTCTACTACATCCCAAGGCATACGCTCAAACCCAATACCATCTTTGATATATTCTTTAGGTCTATCATCTTTTGTTTCTATATTATATCTACTACAACACGATGACAGGTCTAATGCACCATGTACACCGCCTAGTTTTAAGTACTCATATATCATTGTGTCATACACTGGCCCCTTGTATTTAAATCCACATTCTAACAACCATGACAAGTCGAATTTTATATTATGACCTACAAGTAAAGTAGTCATACTTAATTGCTCTTCTATATAGTCACGGGCGCAAGCATTAGATTTATTGTCTGTGTGTTTTATGCATAGGTATTCTTCTATGTCTACAGACTTGTAGCCAACACTTACTAAATAGTTACTAGGATTGTAGGGGGAAGGGTCATTGTTAAAACTTGTTGTTTCAACATCAAGAACTGTAATCATCTTGCGCTACTCCACTGGTTAGCATGTCTGTCAAATAAAGCAGACTCACTGCCAAGCCATCCATTAATCTTGTTTTTAGACAATGTTAGAGTGCGTAATTGTGATCGTTCAGCAGACAATTCACCTTTGCTCCCGATGCCTATTATAACATCAGCTTCTCCGGCTTTGCCTGTTTTACTATTTTCTAGGTCATTGTATTTTATTATATGTTTGTTTTCTGCATCAGCCGATGCCTGTGATACCGCTACCACTAAACAGTCAGCAGTCTTGGCTAGTACCCTTGCTCTTTCATATAATGCTTTTAGTTTGTCAGCAGTATTGTTGTACTTACCATTAACAGTCATCTTGTCTAACTGGTCTAATACAATAATATCTGGCTTAGATTTTTTTGCTCGTGATATAATTGTTTCAATATCTATGTCACCTATCTCACGTACTTTAAGATTTTCATGTACTGTAGGCCATATAGTATTATCTTTGTTTTTAGTAATAGCTTCTTTTATATCTGCGTCAGTTTCACCTGTAACAGCACGGCGTATATTAAGTACAATTTTACGCCCCGGTTCTTCGTTAGCATAGTAATCTATTGAGTGACCATTTTTAAGCCAGTTACCTACTTCAAACGCTGTATAAGATGACTTGCCCACCTCTGGTCTACCAAATACAATTACAAGATTCCCTCTTGAGAAACCTTCCAAATGATTTTGTATAGCAGATATACCACACCCAAACTTAATACTACTATCAAAGCTTCTAGATAAATCCGAAAGAAGAGATCCCACGATCTCGCTATCTTCTCGCTCTTCTCCGTGCAACCCTTCCAATATTTCAATAACTGATTCATGGCTATCCTCATTTTTTTCTATAATTTGTGCTAATTTATTTAATGCGTCTAATCTTTGTGACTTACGTGCTAAATTAAATATAAACTTTTTACATACATCTATATCTACAGGATCAGCAGTATCTAATTGATTTAGTACTTCTCTGATAAGATCTTTTTTTGCTGTTGATATAACTTTTTTAGTAAAGATATATTCTTTTAGAATATCTATATCTAAATCACCTGCAAAGTCATCATGCAATTTTATTATACTAATTGCAATATCCTCAAGCTCGTCAGTAAAAGACATAGGCGTAAATGTATCTGCTATACTCCTATATACATCTTTGCTTAATACTGATTTTAATAGTCTAACCTCCATTTAGTATATCCTTTGCTTTCTTTGGTGTATAATATTTTAAATCATCTGGTAATAGTACAGCTTTTACATTTGTGTAAGGTGATAATCTTGTTGACATAGACACCCCTTTGCTATAAGCGTCAGGATCTAATGCTACAATAACATTGTCCCAATCTTTTATTATAGTATGAGTATCTACTTGTGACAACTCTGTGCCTAGTAGTGCAAGTGAATTGAAGTTGTAAGATGCTACACATGCGCTAGGTATATCCTCTGTAATAACAAGAGTGTCACTGTTTTTATTTGTAAACCAACATCCTTTTTCACTAGATCCATACCTGTACCATTTAGGTTTACCACTTGATAATTTTCTGCCAATAGCATCTACTAAAACTTTGTTATCATAAATTAAAAATACGACCCTATCTTGTTTTGGATCGTATTTTAAATCTACTTTTTTGTTTGCGTAAGCATGTTCTAAGTTGTTGTTATGTAAGTATAATAATGCTTTTTCTCGCGATCCTATAGTAGTAAAATAGTCGGGCAACTCAAAGGTATAGAGCAATGGGGAGTTAACTCTACTAATAAGCTGCCCGACTATCTGCGCTACAGAACGGGTTAGGGAGGCATTACCCCGTTCCTTGCAAGAAGCTTTGAAACATATCCATGCAATACTACCTTGCAATGTTTGGTTTGCAGAAAAACTATTGTTACCTCCGCACATAGGACAATCACCTCTATAAGACATACTTCCGTTTAGTAAATCTTTTACTTCTTTACTTGACAGCATTTGGTAATATATCCTGCACAATTTCTTTTCTGGAAAACCCTAACGCTTCTAATTTTTTTACTGCTGTAATACTATCTAATTTACCTTTTGATAAATTGCCTATAATAGTTTCTATATCAGTATACCAATTCGTATCAACAAAGCTATCTAAGGTTTGTAATTTAGTTGCTGTAACGTCATAGTTTGTATCTACGTACATAGTTTTGTCGTAACCACTTAAGCCGTATTTATCCGCTTCTTCTTCTAAAAGTATACGAACATCTATATCTAAATTACTAAAGTATCCCATACTACTTACCTTCTTCTTTATTGTAACTAAAGTATACCATTACAATTTATATATGTCAAGCTAAACTTGCACGATCACACCATATATCGTAACAACGCCCATACACAGCATCTGGATTAGGTTTCCAATTAACATCTTCTGGGAAGTTAGCAAGATGTTCTTCTATAAGTTGTTGTTTTGCCTCGTGGTAATACATATCTACATTCTCCGTTTCTGGTTCATACATTTGTGACATTTTAATTTCCAATAATTTTTATTTCTTCACCAGTAGCATCTTCTTGTAAAAATCCACTATCTGATAATGTAAGAGGGAAAGCTGTAGCTGTTAATTTAACTGGACTATCTTTAGGCCATTCAAAACATATTTGAATACTATAGTCATGCTCGTCTGTATCTACCCATATACCTTCATCAGAGTACATTATCTCTTGTCTCATTTTACCATTGTTTACATAATGCTCTATTTCTTCAGTCAATTGTTCTACAACTCTTTTAAGACATCTAGTCTCTATATCATGTGTAAAAATTTCCATTTAATTAAACCTTTTCTAAACTTTTCCACTCAAGACTGTTAAGTAATTTAATTACTTGTTGCTCTCTTCTTTCTACATTTGTAAAAGGATTTTTACTTTTACGAGCAGTGTCTGCTAGATGCGTAGACCAGTATGTAGCTGCATTGTATGCCGTCCACAAAGATCCTTTGTTAGCCCACCCTTTAGAATACGCACCATTACCATGCAAGTGATTAGATTCATGGTCAAAGTTTTCCATTAACACACCTAACATTTTGTCATTGGTTTTAGTTTCTTTTGTAGCTTTAGTTTGGTAACTACAAATAGTATTTCTAAATAAATCAACAGCATCATCTCTTGATATACTAGTATTATACCAGTGTTTATATTTATCTTTATTGCCCGACATTAATTCTAATGCCCTACTTACTTTTTGAGTGAAAGCAGTTACACTAAAATTCTTAGTGTGTTTGTTATACACATGTGCATATTTATCACCAGATATTAAAGTGTTGTAACAAAAGCTTCTAAAGTCACCTACCATACCATTGTTTCTGTATGACCTATTGTAACTAGTTTTAAAACGAAATTGCGGTGTTACCTCACCTAACCCATCAATTTCATATGTGTGTTTAGTAAATTTAGCTTCAAATTGAAAGTATGTTTTGTTAACAACTTTAGTTGTGGTTTCAATATCTTTACCAAACATCTCTTCTATTTTATTTGATATAGGATTTATTATTTCTTGTACTGGTACTAAATTATAAGTGGATGTGGTAGCTGCAAGCGGAACCCCGTTGTCATCTACAATATGCATACCTTGTTCTTTTGGTATAATAATCCCACTACCTAAATGTATAGGAACTTTTTTTACTTTAAAATTATATTGTGCTTCATCGAATAACATTTTGTTAACCTCCAGTTAATGTTTCCTCATTGTCTAAATATAATAGCACAACATATTATGTATGTCAATGCTATTTACCTATATATTTCAAAGGTTTATGACCCTACAAATTTCCAACTTGTAGGTATACCCCATGCTAAATCTTTTGTCCCGTGTTTTCGTACTTCAATACTACAATCTATTATATTTTCATCCCAATTTATATCTAATATTTGTTTTCTTACATCCTCTTCTGACTCCCCGTATATTTCATTTATTTTGCAATATTTTACAATGTTAACGCTATAAAAAGGCATGGTTTACACTCCTTTACACGCTAAGG